TAATTAAAATTTAAAATAGTTTATTTCTTTATTTTTATCCTCATTTTGAATAACTCAAAAATTCAAAATTTTTTATTTATATGTTATTATTATAAATAAAAGAAATGGCTAGTTATTGTAATACACTTGAAAGATTCGGTGCAATTGAAATATCACGCAATAGAAGTGGATATATAAATGCAAATGATACCAAAGTTCAAAATGTACAATACCCAACTGATAATGGAGATGCAACTAATAAATTATATGTTGATAGATTTAATCACGTAGGTGATATTAAAATGTCTGTTCATAACTCAGACTTTTATGGATGGTTAAAATGCGATGGTAGAAGTGTATCAAGAACTACTTATGCATTATTATTTGCTGTAATTGGTACTTCATTCGGAAGTGCAGATGGTGATTCATTTAATTTACCAGATTGTCGAGGAAGAGTTCTTGGCACTATTGGTCAAGGTTCAGGGTTAACGAATAGAACATTAGGAACATCTACTGGTGAAGAAAATCATACACTTACTACAGGTGAAATGCCAGCACACACGCACACATCTAATGCAACTGGTGGAAATCTTGGTTTAGCTACATCAGATGGTAATAATACTGCTGGTGCAGGTCTAGATTCTACAAGTGGTGAACCTAATTTATATGCAACACCTGCAGCCTTAACTATTAATTCAGCTGGTGGTGGAGGAGCACATAATAATATGCAACCTACATTATTTATAGCGCATACATACATTTACAGCGGTCTTGAAGCTTAAATTTGATATAAAATTGGATCCTAGCGAAGAAGACATTGTACATGTATGGCGCAGTATCAATCCTATTAACAATTTAGAATACGGTTATGGCGGAGTCAAATTATTGCCAACTCAATTGACATTAGATATGGATGTTAATTCTGCAGATATGACTACTAGCATATCCACTAGATTTAAGGCAATGACAACTGCGTCCAATTTAACAGCATTCAATATTAATCCATTATGCACATGGCGCAGTGCATTTAGAGAATGTGCCAAATTAGCCAGCAGAACTATTGCTGGACAATTAGACGATGAATCTGCGTATAGATTGAAAGTATGGACACACATTGGCGGCGATAATCCTTTTGGAGAATATGCCAAAGGCGGAGCAAGTGCTGGAGAGTGGTTTGGAAAAACTTATAAGGACGACAAAAAAATGCTAGCCAAGATAAATGATTATGCTTGGCTAGAATCTCAATTCAACAGTCATATTAAAATGTTTCCGCCAGAGACATTTAAAGGAGACTGGCCGCTAGAGGAAAAATAGTGGCTATTACTTTGGCACAAGCAACAGCAACTTCTTGATGTTCTTTCTGAGTACCGTTGGCACTGCGTAGTTCAATAAAATGAATCCAACTACGTAGAGTACCATTCATATATAAACGACTTTCAATAAGTCCTTCTGGAAGCACAGCACGAGCTTGCTCTTTTGCTATGCCGTTTTTGATAGCCCATTCGTATTCACGTTTAGCGGCATAAATGACTCGTTGTTGAGCTCTGTACCATTCATTTTGTAACAGTTGATCATCCACTTCGATGCTGTTCTGTCTATTTTTGTCGTCTTGCAGTCTAGCTTCTCTTGTAACAAAATTGAGATCTTTCGTTGGGTCAGCATAGCGTTGAGAGAACTCTTGGAAACTGAAACTTCTGTGTCGCAAGATTTGGCGAGCAATATCTCTTGTGGTTGTGATTTCGATACAGGCGGAGACCATTTCAAGTGGGCTCCAGTGTTGGTGTTTGACCAAGTACTTGATGAGTTTTTCTGATGTGTCTGTGTTAAGTTGATTGGAAGGATTGCTGACACGGGCGCAATACGCAATAAGTTCTTGCGCATCTGCAAGGCCCAAATCTCTAAATTCCGCTGTTGGCTGAGAATAGGATAATAGCTGAACATTCATTATTTATAACTTCTTTTTCTTTAAGAATTTTTGGGTTGATTTTACAATGTCTTTTTTAACACGTTCAGTGTCAAGTTTAAAATCAATATTATCAATAGAATCTTCGTAAGTTTTTACAAGCTCACGAAGATTCAATTCAAAACTAGACCATCCTTCGTTACGAGTGACTGTAGTTACTTTGATTTCCCACGTTTTACCATCTTTAAAATTAACCAAAACTGAATGCAAATACCCAAGAGGTAATACGTTAAGTTTTACTTCACCGAATACTTCGGGCCAATGTTCAATGATTTCTTTGGGAAAGATTTTTCCCTTGGACATCATTTTTGTTTTTTAGTTGGCACTAAGTCTTCGGCAAGTCTACGGAAATTTGCGGCTTCTTTAGCTAGTCTATCAGCTTGACTACGATACAATTTAGCCTGTGCTTCTGGGCTTGCATCAGCAACAGTTTCAACTTCATTAACTGATGACGATGTTGTTCGTGTAACATTGCTTTCTGCTTGTTTAGCATTGGGTGTTTCTGCTTGTTTAGCATCAGGAATACCTGATTTAACAGACAAATCGTCAATTGCTACACCGCGCTGTTCTGCAATAACTTGGTTAAGTTCCGACAACATAATTGATACGGATGTTGTTGGTTGCATTTCAACTTGATCTGTTGAAATCTTAATCAACTTACCTTGTGTATGCAATGCTGAGAGCATAATGCTACCATCTGGAAAATTACCTCTTGCCAATGCATCTGCAAATTCATGAGCATCTTGGCCAGTTGTGCTTTCCACAAGATTGATAATAGCATCATGATAGCTATCTGGTAAATTTTCTGTTGGCACAATTAAGCAGTTGTATGCATCACCGGGTAGTGTACGGTATGCAACAACACATTTCTTGTTGGTAGATTTTACTCTACCTACGTGTTTGAGTTCAGCCATTTTGTTTTTGTCCTTCAGCTTGTTTAGCTACTTGATCTAAAAAAGCTGTTAATTTTGTATAAGTTTGTCCAACTGCTGTCATTTCATTTGGTTTAAATGCACCACGTGAACTGGCAATATCAATGATAACTTTCATTGCATTTAAATCGTTAATAGTTAAATCGTTTGGATTTTCTGCCGGAGCTTCAGTTTTTGGTAGCTCTTGATTGTCTTGTACGGATTCAGTCATAGTGTATCTCCTTCGGTTAAGTACATAGTTAATTATCTCGTTTCTAAAAGCGGGCAGGCAATCCTGAAGAAACTTAATTCTTTTTCGCTTTCAAAACCTATTCGTGTATTATGCACAATTGTGTTAGATTGGTCTAACCCAATGCTTTGTCCAATATAATACCTACTATTTAAATTATTAAAGATCCAATGATCTATATTCTTGAGTAAAATTGGATTGTATCGTTCTATAGTAGTGTATTTAAAATGAGGACAGGCAACCCTAACCCTCCGTAATTCGAAATAATTTAAAGGATTAGGTTTGCCGTTTTTCAAACTCATATTATGCGTTTTCAGTCACTTCTTCGTAGTATGCAAATTCACCGAATGGTGGAACAATAGTTGTATTCCCGTGAATGATGAATACTGTATCGCAGTAATTTTCATCGCCCCAAGAGCCCCAGGGATACCCGTCTGTAAACATGATAAACTTTTTAGGTTGAATATCGTTAGCTTTCATGTATTCCCAGTTAGCATCAAACTCAGTGCCACCGCCACCCATAACTTTGTAGTCATCAAACTCGTCCATGCTATAGCCATCGTAGTCGGCTTCGTTATATACTTTAGTATCAAAACACCATACTTTAATGTTAAAGTCTTGATACTCTTGCATAATACCTTTGATCTCTGTTAAGAAATCCTTAGCTTGGTCGTCTCCAATAGACCCTGACATATCAATTGCTACACAAATGTCAATTGTTTCTTTAAAGTTAGTTCCTGGAAGAATAGCACCCATGTGCCAGCCTTTGCGATTTGGACGCATAAAACTAAAGTCGTCTCGGATAGTACTTTGGATTTGCTGACGAATAATTTCACGCCAGTTCATCTTAGGCTCGGTGAGTTCTTTAATCATTCGTTGGATACTTGCAGGTGTATTTCCTGCACCCGCGGCCTGAGCGGCTTGCAAAGTAGCTTCACGAATCTCGTCACGAATTTTCTTCAACTCGTCTTTGCTGTACTGCGGCTGTCCGTCTTTACCGTTCTCACCCCAGTCAACGTGTTCGTCTAACAACTGACCAAGTGCATCTAATTCTTCTTCGTCGTGTTTGTTGTAAATTTCGTCATAGACTTCTTCTGCACCTTTGCCGTAATACTTGGCATCGTGGAAGATTTTAATCTCTGGAGGTTGCTCGCCAATGCGATCACGCACCAATTGTCCGTTAACACAATAGTCAGCGGCAATATTCCAAATACGTTTATTTCGACCTTCCACACGAGTCATATGATCAAACACGTTATGCAAAATTTCATGTGCAATAACAAATTCGATTTGTTTAGTAGTTAAAGGTGTAAAAAATTCACGATTAAAATAAATTGTACGCCCGTCTGTAGCGGCAGTGGGAAGCCAGTCGCTTGCTTCTTCAATTTTTAGGCGTGTAGCCATATTGCCAAAGAATGGATGGCGGAGTAGTAGACCTACACGGGCTACGATAATTTTGTCGATAATTGGATCTGCGTGTGACATATTTGCTCCTGAATTTACTGTATGTATATATTATAACACCGCCCGAAGGCGGTGTCAATCACTGCATTTTCAATTACTTAGTCTTGTCAGTGGCTTTTTTAATGTTATTGCCCAACCTTTTTTTGGAATAGT